AAGATATTTTATTCACTTCAACAGCTACTAAAGCAACAGTAAAAGAGCCTGTTCCTCGGTTCAAAAAGCGCCCTGGTGACCTCGCACTAGAAGGTAGTAATAACTCTTTAATTGTGTTAGGTAATGAAAGATCTTTTGTTACGGATGCGACGGTTTCTTCGGCCGAGGTTTTAGATGACATTAAAGATAGCGCAGGAACCATCGACATGGTTGTCGGAAGAGGCTCTACCCAACAGACGATGGGTAAAATAGTAAATAACGATTTAAAATTTGACGAACTAGACAAGTTTGCTTTAAACGTTCAAGCAAAAGAAGGAGATCCAGATTTTAATTCGGATAGAAGCAGAATTTTACTATCTCAAAGAACATTACCTGACACCAAATTTTCTATTGCAACTTATAATCAAGAAAAAAATAAAGTTTCAGACTCCGCCGATGGCGATGCAGCCATTGTAATTAGGACTGATAAAGTTCGCATAATAGCTAGATCAGATGTGCAACTTTTGGTTCAAGGATTCCAACCGTCAACAAATCCAGTTGGAAAAAATGTAAAAGAATCATTAACTGACACAATGAATTGGGCCTCCATTACTATCAAATCTGACGGAAACATAGTTTTTACTCCGTCAGACATGGGTTACATAAAATTAGGGGGAGATGATGCAGACAAGGGTATTTTATGTACAGCTACCCCTGTTTCGACCGTCAACGGAGGAGTAGAAGGTCAACCGATTGGAAACGATGCAGGAGGAAGGTCTGGCGGTTCTTTAGCAGCTAGCCCGATAGGTAATACCCCTGCTATCCACCCAGCTAACGGAACTTTTGCAAATAAGGTTTTAGTAAAATAACTATGGGATGTCTAGTAGACGCAGGAATTTTAAATCCTGATAAAACGTTATCGCAAAACGCAAAAGATAACTTTATCAAGGAAGTAAAAGAAATAATAATTTACGGATCAGCGAATACTCCGACTCCTTCTCTTTTTGGTTGCGGCGATGAAATACCACCAACGCCTGGAGCCACTTTTGAAAATATTAAATTAGAAGATGAAACGATATACGGCTCATTTCATAGGGATATTCTAAAAAATAAGTATGAAAAATTTGCAGCTGCTTTAGACGTAGAATCTACTCATAGTTTGTTACCTCTAATCGCTGATCCTCTTGCGTTGGCTGGCAAGTTAGGAGTTGACCTTCCTACACCATCATTCCCGGATGGGTTTATACCTTATTTTTCAGGTCTTTTAATTCCAAAACTTAGTTTAGATCTTTTTGACGCAGGAATACCAGATTATCTATTCCCACCTGCCCTCGCCGTCAAATTACCAGATTTTATTTCGATACCGCAGCCGCCTGCGCTTTTTCCTCTTCCTGCAGCGTTACCTCCGCCGATACCAGGAGTGACTCCTCCTCCGTTACCAGAAGTAACACCTCCAGAGTTTCCTGACATACCTCAACTTTCTGATTTAGCAATTCCACAAATTCCTACTCCTCCTGTCGAGTTAGCTTTGGGAGAGTTGTTGTCTGTTGATGCAGCAATAGTCAAGACGATACCTAAACTATTAGGAGGTATAATAGCTGACATTCCAAAGTTAGTCCTAAAACTAACTGATTTGCCGTCGTTATTTTCTGACATCTGTAAAAAAGTCTCTGAATCAGGAATGTTTGGTGAAGAGAAAGAAAATGAGAAGCTAAAGAAGATCTACAATAGAGTTTTATCAAAAAAACTTTCTTCTTGCCTGTTCACCGCCGCATTAGCTTCGACAATAGGCTCTGGGAAAGGAAGCGTGTCGTCCGCTGTTTCTGAAAAAGCCACAAACGTACCTGCCCCTCCTGCCCCTCCTCCAACCCAAGCGCCTGTTCCTTCTTGGCAGGATAGAATAAAATCGAAAGCAGATACGTGTTCTGGGTTATCATACGGACGAGATAAGAGCAATTACGTAGAAATACTTTACTATGTAGAGCACGTAAATTCTATATCTCCAAGTAACAACGTATCGACGTATGGAAAACCCGTGATACCAGGTAAGTTACCTGACAAAACGCAATTTCTGCATCAGGAAGATTTGATTGCAGCATTTTCTGCTAACACGGTCAAGAGAGAAGATGGTTCTTCTTACTCAGGTAGCCCTCAAGAGTTTGGTGAAGCAAATCAGTATGGTGTAGAAGACAGCTATGGTTTTTTGAAATACGCAGAAGCAACGGCAAAGAATGACTCTTCTTGTGCTATCTTCGCAAGAGCTTGTCTTTATTCAGCTGGCTCAAAAAATGAATATATGCTATCTCACTATCCACCTGGAGCTGCTATGGCAGCCATTGAATGTTTAGCTACATTAAAAAATTATGACTGGCTAGTCAAAAGTGGGTCTTCATTCGTCGCAAACGAGGAATTATTTTCCTATGCTTCTTCTATATCTCCACGCACTGACGCGGCAGGTCTGATAGGCGGGTGGACGCTAAAAGAAGATTTAAAGCCAGTAAATCAAAATAAAACATTAATAAAATACGCAAAGAAAAAAGAAGAAGAATTAGCTTGCCTATCGTTGTATCAATTGCAAAACATGGCTAAATCTAGTGGAGAACTACCTTTGCTTGAGATAGGTGATATTTTGATCATGAGATCAAAACCACCCGGAAATTTTGATGACACCCACGCAGCAGTGGTTTATCAAGTCGCTCCTCAAAGAATTAAGTTTAAAAAAAGACCAGATATCAAAGATAAAAATTTTACGTTACCTTTGGATATAGTCGTTATCGAAGGAGGACAAGAAGATCCTGCTAATAGAGGAAAGCCAAGCAGCGGAACTAACCCATTTGGTACAAAACAAGGGTTTGATGAATGGGAAAAAGCCGCCGCGGCGGCCGCCGCCGACCCGAACAACACAGCCAAACAAAATGCATTAAAAAAAGAATACAAAGATAAACTTTATCTAATAGATGACACCACAGTTAGAAAAATATCTCCTGATGGAAAATTTTCTTTTGATGTGACAGAAATAGTCACGACACCGTTACCGACAAGAATTGAGAGAGGAAGATTCAACGAAGGATACATTGATGATGGATTTTGGATAAGAAAGGCCGGCTACGACAAAATCGGTGGCGATGGAAATTTTAGACAGATACAGATGATTATAAAAACGAGGAATTTTCTATCTATAGAATTATTTGAAAAAGAAAATCCTGACGCAAGAGATGCGTGCAACTTGGCTTTAGCCATGCAAGATTTGAATCCTGCGATGATAAGGATCATTGGTTCTTTGAAAGACAGTAAAAGATTAGCAGTGTTATTACCATGCCTTTATCCTTCCTGGCCTAGAAGAAAAAAGTTTGGTGAATAACAAGAGAAATAAAAGGCGGACCTTCTTTTTTTGCTTTCGATATTTAATCGAGTGGCATCTTTTAGTTTTAAAAGTTCTGGCAGAAATACGCCATTTAGAACCAGCGACATACAACCGCCCACAGTTGTCATTCCTGTCGGCATAAAAACCCCTCTTCAGATAGGGGAAAAAGACGTATTTGCGATGCATTACAGTCTCGTTGACCAAGTTCATGATAACTTACGAAACTTGTTGTTGACCAATTGGGGTGAACGTTTAGGATTTTATTACTTCGGTGCAAATCTAAGAGAATTGACGACAGAGATATCTAACGTTGATACCTTCGATGAGCTTGCGATCCAGAGAATTAAGGAAGCAGTAGGCACTTGGATGCCATTTGTTAACTTAAAAAACTTTTCATCTCAAGTAGATGACTCAAGCGACAATAAGACAGGAATCATAAAAATTACTATCACCTACAGCGTTCCTCAATTATTTATTGAGAATCGAGCTCTTCAGATATCTTTGTTTGTAATATAGTAAGAGTTGAGTTTATATGGCTTCAGACAATAACTTAAAACAGTTTAGAATTAGAAACTATCTTGCTAAAGACTTTGACTCTTTAAGAGCTCAATTGCTTGAATACGCTAGATTGTATTATCCTGATAAGATTCAGGACTTTTCTGAAGCTTCAGTCGGAGGATTGCTTTTAGACCTTGCAGCATATGCTGGCGATGTGATGACTTTTTATTTGGATCATCAATACAATGAGTTAGATCCAAACACGGCTGTAGAAACTAGAAACATAGAAAAAATCATTAGAAACTCAGGCGTCGCTATAACAGGAGCTTCTCCTGCAGTTGTTGAAGCCAAGTTAACATTGGAAGTTCCGGCTGTCTTGAACACGTCAACTAATTCTTATGAACCAGTGATTAGCGCAATGCCTGTTGTTCGGCAGAATACGCAATTTACTTCTTTTTCAGGAATAGATTTTACTTTGCTGCAAGATTTAGATTTCAGCAGAAAAAAGTCAGATGGCACTTACGTGGCTAGCATAAAAATTGCCAGAGTTGGGTTAGATGGAAACCCTTTAACATTTTCTATGTCACTCTCAGGTGTTTGCATTTCAGGTAAACAATCTATAGAGACTTTTCCGTTAGGTATTTTTACTCCCTTTCCAACAATCACGCTTTCAAATAACAACGTGACTGATATTCTTTCAGTCGTTGATAATAAAGGCAACACCTACCACCAAGTTAACTACTTGTCTGATGACGTTGTCTATAAGAACGTAATAAATTTAGCAAAAGACTCTGAAGAAATTTCTGACGCTTTAAAGGTAATACCTGCGCCTTATCGTTTTGTGACTAAAGTGGATCTGTCTAACAGGTCCACGACGCTTATATTAGGTGGTGGAGAAGACACAAGCATAGACGACGACGTAGTCCCAGATCCATCAGATTTTGCCGTGTCCTTTCCATATTCAAAAACATTTGCCAGATCTACTTTAAATCCGTTACAACTATTAAAAACTCGTACCTTAGGAGTTTATGCTCCTAACTCAGTTTTGACAGTCACTTATCGTTTCGGCGGCGGTTTATCTCACAATGTTCCTGCAAAATCTTTGAATTATATTTCTACTCTTTTGATAGATTTTCCCAAGAATCCTCCTCTTGAGATAATTGCCACCGTCAGAAATAGCTTGTTGGTGACCAATGAAACTCCTTCGTCAGGAGGAGAAGATGCTCCTTCTACTGATGTCTTACGGAATTTGATAACTTCTGCTAGAAATTCTCAAGATAGGATTGTGACGAAGGAAGATCTGTTAGCCAGAGTCTACTCTATACCGACAAATTTTGGTAAAGTTTTCAGGGCGGCAATTAGGTCTAACGAAAATAATCCCATGGCTTCTCAGCTATTCATAGTTTGTAGAAATTCAAACTCTAAGTTGATGCATGCTTCTGACACGTTGAAAGAAAATCTAAGAAAATATCTAAATCCTTACAGGTTAGTGAATGATGCCATTGACATCTTAGATGCTTACATAGTGAATCTTACATTTGCATTTGACGTTCTTGTGG